TTTCAATATTTTGGAAGGAGGTCTTTTCATAATTGCTTACAACTCATAACGATCCCGACTTGCAAGGCTTCGCTTTCAACGATATGGCGAATCGCATCCAAGTCACAGGTGAAATGCCGTGGGACCGTCCCGAAGGAAACTCTTTCTGGAGGGATGCCGACTCTGCCCAGCTTAAATCGCTCGTGGATATCCGTTACGGCGAGTTCACCACACGAAACTACGACGTCTCCTTTACCAAGGTGGCAGATGACCGTCATTTCCATCCTGTGAGGGATTACCTCAACGGACTCCCCAAGTGGGACGGTGTGAAGCGGGTCGAGGAACTGTTCATCAAATATCTGCAGGCAGACGATACGGAGTATGTCCGCACCGTTACGAGAAAGACCTTCGCCGCGGCTGTTGCGAGGGTACTGTGTCCCGGCATCAAGTTCGACTGTGTGCCGGTACTTGATGGTGAGCAAGGCATCGGCAAAAGCTCCATCGTAAAAGACCTCGTCACGCCCGAATACTACTCTGAATCCCTCTCGCTGACCGATATGGACGATAAAGCCGGAGCAGAAAAACTGCAAGGCTTCTGGGTGGTCGAGATAGGAGAGCTTGCCGGAATGAAAAAAGCCGACATTGAAAAGGTGAAATCCTTCCTCTCCACCTCTGATGACAAATACCGTCCGAGCTACGGCAGAGTGGTCGAAAGCCACCCCCGCCAGTGCATCATCATCGGCACGGTCAACGGTGAACGCGGCTACCTCCGTGACATCACGGGCAACCGCCGCTTCTGGATCATCAAGGTTCATCAGAAAACACAGAAGCAGAACTGGCACTTTACACAGGCTGACCGCGACCAGTTCTGGGCAGAAGCGAAAGCCATCTGGGAGTCCGGCGAAAAGCTGTATCTCGAAGGCGATATCCTCGCCGAGTCCGAAAAGGCGCAGCGGAACGCTATGGAGGTGGACGAGCGTGTCGGAATGGTCGAGGAATATCTGAACACCTTGCTGCCGACCACATGGGACAGTATGGATATATATGCCAGACGCAGTTTCCTCTCCGGCGATCCGACTGCCGAAAAAGGAACTGTAAAGAGAACCTCGGTGTGCAACGCAGAAATATGGTGCGAGTGTTTCGGCAAAAACCTCTCCGAACTCAAAACCACCGACAGCTATACCATTGCGGCTCTTATGACACAGATAGACGGTTGGCAGCGGACGTCGAATCGGAAAACGCTGCCCCTGTATGGTAAGCAGCGACTCTACCAAATAACCGAATAACACACAGCCACGGGACGGACAGGACAACTTTTTCCCTTATATTTGTTCGGCATTAAGTGAAAAAGAAACAGCACATACGCGCAAAAGGAATATATAGGAACAGTTGTCCTCGTTGTCCCTGTTGTCCCGTAGAAAGGAAAAATATGAAAAGCGAAAAACAGATAGAACAGAGCCTGGTCAAAGCCGTGAAAAATATGGGAGGCATCGCTCCCAAGTTTGTCAGTCCCGGTTTTGACGGAATGCCCGACCGCATCGTGCTTCTTCCTTATGGGAAGTTTGCATTTGTGGAAGTAAAGGCTCCGGGCAAAAAGCCCCGTCCGTTGCAGATATCAAGGCAAGGCTTGCTTCAGCATCTCGGTTTCAAGGTGTATCTCCTTAACGATATGAACCAGATTGGAGAGATTCTCGATGATATACGAACCGCATGACTATCAGAAATATGCCATCAACTTCATCAAGGAAAACCCCATCGCCGCCGTCCTGCTGGATATGGGCTTGGGTAAGACAAGCATCACGCTGACCGCCATCAACGACCTCCTTTTCGACAGCTTCGATGTACGGAAGGTTCTCGTTATCGCTCCGCTGCGTGTGGCACGGGATACATGGATTGCCGAGGTCGATAAGTGGGATCATCTCCGGCACCTCATCTGCTCCGTTGCCGTCGGCACCGAGGCCGAACGCAAAGCGGCTCTCCGAAAGAAAGCCCACATCTACATCATCAACCGCGAGAATGTCTCATGGCTCATCGAGGAAAGCGGCATCTCGTTCGACTTCGATATGGTGGTGATCGATGAGCTTTCCTCCTTCAAGAACGGCAAGGCAAAGCGGTTCAAGAGCCTGCTGAAAGTCAGACCTCTCGTAAAACGCATCGTAGGTCTGACCGGCACTCCCGCCGGAAACGGTCTGATGGACTTGTGGGCAGAGTTCAGGGTTCTGGATATGGGCAAACGCCTCGGACGGTTCATCTCCAACTACCGCCTCAACTACTTCACCCCGGACAAACGCAACGGTCAGATCGTGTATTCCTATAAGCCGCTGCCGTTCGCGGAGCAGGCAATATATGATGCCATCTCCGACATCACCATTTCGATGAAGTCCACCGACCACCTAAAAATGCCGGAACTGGTCAGCACAGCGTATCCCGCCGTTATGAGCGATGCGGAAACCCGGACCTATGAGGATTTCAAATCCGAGTATGTGATGAAGCTCGGCAAGGACAAGGAGATCACTGCCGCCAATGCCGCCGTCCTCTGCGGAAAGCTGACGCAGATGGCAAACGGGGCAATTTATGACGAGTCCGGCGAATGCCACCTCATCCACGACCGAAAACTGGACGCTTTGGAGGACATCATCGAAGCCGCCAACGGAAAACCTCTTCTGGTGGCGTACTGGTATCAGTCCGACTGTGACCGCATCGAAAAACGGCTGCACGAACTGCATATCCCGTTTTCGAGGATGGACAGTTCCGAAAGTATCCGCAGATGGAACAGCGGCGAGCTTCCCGTTGCCCTTATCCATCCGGCATCCGCAGGACACGGGCTGAACCTTCAAAGCGGCGGCAGTACCATCGTGTGGTTCGGTATGACGTGGAGCCTTGAACTTTACAGTCAGACAAACGCACGGCTGTGGCGGCAGGGTCAAACCTCCGATATCGTGGTGGTCATGCACATCATCACCGCCGGCACCATTGATGAGGACATTCTGAAAGCCCTTCAGCGGAAGGACAAGACGCAGTCCGCGTTGATAGCGGCGGTCAAAGCCAATCTGTGACAATCTATGAAAATCCGTGCCGATCCGAGTGAAATAAAGAATCGGAGGTACAGAATATGAACCCTTTTGAAGAACTGGCGAATGTCATAGTGATCCAAGCGGCGAAGGACTATATGAAAGCCCTGAAAAAGCTGAAGAAATATCCGAGGGATGCCGAAGCAAGGCAGATGAGGAATGATTGTGAGAGTTTCTTCCGTTCCTCGTGGTACAGCGCATTGACTTCGGTTGACGGAGAGCTTCTGATGCGAAAACTGCAAATGGAGGTGGCGGCATGACAGCAAAGGAATATTTGAGTCAGGCTTACCGCCTCGATCAGCGTATAAACTCCAATATCGAAGAAGTCACCATGCTTCGTGAAATGGCAAGCAGCATATCCTCTCCGTCCTGGGGCGAAAAGGTGCAGACTTCCCGCAGTACGGAAGCCCCCTTTGTACGGAGCCTTGAAAAGATCATGGATTTGGAGGACACCATCAACAAGGAAATCGACACCCTTGTCTGTCTGAAAAAGCAGATACGAACGGTCATTGAAGCTGTACAGAATACGGATGAGCGGCTCGTTCTCCGTTACCGTTACATCCACAACTGCACATGGGAGCAGATAGGAAACGAACTGAATGCCGATGCGAGAACCATTCGCCGCTGGCACGGTGAGGCTCTCCTCAAGGTAAAAGTCCCCGAAAACCCTATCGTCATATAAATGCGCCCGAAATGTCCTGCTTTGTCCGTAGATGTCCACCTCGCCATTATGCTATGATATAATCAGCAAAGAATATAAAGACGAGCCTTCGAGGGAGCAATCCTTCGAGGGCTTTTTTTATACCCCCAAGGAGGTGAAGAGATGCCAAGAAAGCCACTGCGCCCGTGTTCTCATCCCGGCTGCCCCAACCTCTGTGAAGGACAGTTTTGTGAACAGCATCGTGTGGAGGAACGCCGCAAATATGACAAGTTCGAGCGCAGTTCCGATGTTAACCTCAAGTACGGCAGAGCATGGAAACGCATCCGTGACCGCTATGCGGCGGAGCATCCCCTCTGTGAGATGTGCCTCAAGAAAGGTCGGCTGACTCCGGTACAGGAAGTTCACCACATCCTGCCCGTTTCCAAAGGCGGCACTCACGCAAGGGACAACCTGATGAGCCTCTGTCAGTCCTGCCACACCAAGATCCACCACGACCTCGGCGACCGGTAGGGGGATGAAAATCTCCGGGACCTTTTCGGTCGGGCAACGGCCCGGGGTCACGTGTGCGAAAAAGGCAAAATCAAAAGGGTAATTAAGGGAGGTGAACTCGGATGCCCACAAAATCGAATAACACAGGCGGGCGCGGTGGTGCAAGACCCGGTGCGGGAAGGAAAAAAACCGCAGTCAAGGAGAAAGCCGAAAACGGGAATCCCGGCGGCAGAAAACTTGAAGTGCTGGATATTCCCGAAGTCGAGGGTGTTGCTATGCCGAAGCCCCATGATTTTCTTTCCGCCGAGCAGCGGGACGGCAGCGTCCTGCAGGCACAGGAGATCTACACGGAAACCTGGCAATGGCTCAAAGGTATCGGCTGCGCCGCAAAGGTGTCGCCGCAGCTTTTGGAGCGCTACGCCATGTGTTCCGCCCGTTGGGTGCAGTGCGAGGAAATGACCAACCGCATGGGTTTCCTCTCCAAGCACCCCACCACAGGAAAGCCGATCCCGTCTCCGTTTATCAACATCGGCATCAACTACATGAACCAGGCGGTTCGGCTCTGGAATGAGATTTTCCAGATCGTGAAAGAAAACTGCAGCACGGAATACGGCGAGTCAACGCCGCAGGACGACCTTATGGAACGCCTGCTCCGTGCAAGAAAGGGGTAACACCATGTTTGAAAAAGTAAATCCCTGCCACCCGGATAAGGTGGCAGACAGAATTGCCGGTGCGCTCGTTGACCTGGCATACAAGAAAGCAGAAAATCCCCGCATCGCCGTGGAAGTGCTCATCGGTCACGGCGTGTGCTACATCATTGCGGAGGCTTCGGTGAGTATTCCGATAGAGGAAATCACCGCCGCCGTTCACCGCATTGCTGGAAACCTCGCTGTGGACTATGTGGAAGTGCCGCAGGACGGTCACCTTGCCGATAACCAGGCAGACGGTGTCCGCTGCGGTGACAACGGCATCTTCAAAGGAATGCCCGTGACCGAGGAGCAGAAAAAGCTCTCGCAGATCGCACGGGACATTTTCGCCGTGTATCCCTATGATGGGAAGTACATTCTGGACGGTGACCGGCTCATTCTCTGTCAGAGCGATGCCGAGACACAGCATCTGCGCGAGATTTATCCCGATGCGGAGATCAACCCGCTCGGCGACTGGACGGGTGGCACCGATGTGGACACCGGCGCAACCAACCGCAAGCTCGGCTCGGATATGGCTGACTCGGTGACCGGCGGCGGTCTGCACGGCAAAGATCTGTCCAAGGCAGATGTGTCCGTGAATATCTACGCTTTCCTTAAAGCCCAGGAGATCGGTGAACCTGTGATGCTCTGCTGTGCCATCGGTGATGATACCGTGGACGGCAGACCGTATGAGAAAATCGTGGAGATTGCTCGAAACTACATCCGCTCGGTCGGCGGCTTCGAGCAGTTTGCGGAATGGGGGCTGGTCTGATGAAAACAACGACCGAGATGCAGCTCGTACCTATCACGAAGCTGGTTCCCTATGTCAATAACGCCCGGACACACAGCCCGGAGCAGATCAATAAGCTCCGCTCCTCACTGCGTGAGTTTGGCTTCATCAATCCCGTTATTATCGACCGTGACTATGGCGTTATTGCCGGTCACGGTCGTATTCTTGCCGCCAAGGAGGAAGGCATTTCTGAGGTGCCGTGCGTCTTTGCCGACCACCTTACGGAAGCCCAGAAGAAGGCCTACATCATCGCCGACAACCGCATGGCAATGGACGCAGGCTGGGATGAAGAACTTCTGCGTGTGGAGATTGAGTCTTTGCAGGCGGCAGATTTTGACCCGCTTCTCACCGGCTTTGACGAAAAGGAGCTGTCGAAGCTCTTTGACGATGGCATTGAAGCCGAAGAGGATAATTTTGATGTGGATGCCGAGCTGCAAAAGCCTACCTTCACGAAGCCCGGCGACATCTGGACGCTGGGGCGGCATCGGCTCATCTGCGGCGACAGTACCAAGGAGGAAACCTACACCGCTCTCATGGACGGCCGCAAAGCAAACCTCGTCATCACCGACCCGCCCTACAATGTGAACTACGAGGGCAGCGCCGGGAAAATCAAGAACGACAACATGGCATCGGAGAAGTTTTTCGACTTCCTCTTCGATGCCTTTTCCAATATGGAGAAGGTCATGGCGGACGATGCCTCTATTTATGTGTTCCACGCCGACACCGAAGGGATGAACTTCCGAAAAGCCTTTGATGCCGCCGGGTTCTACCTCTCCGGCTGCTGTATCTGGAAGAAGCACTCCCTGGTGCTGGGCCGCTCCCCGTATCAGTGGCAGCACGAGCCGTGCCTTTACGGCTGGAAGAAGAAAGGCAAGCACCAGTGGTACACCGGACGCAAAGAGTCCACCATCTGGGAGTTCGACAAGCCCAAGAAGAACGGCGACCACCCCACCATGAAGCCGATTGCGCTTTTAGCTTATCCCATTCAGAACAGTTCTATGGCAAACTCCGTGGTGCTTGACCCCTTCGGCGGATCCGGTTCTACGCTCATTGCCTGTGAGCAGACCGACCGCATCTGCTATACCATCGAACTGGACGAGAAATTCTGCGATGTCATCGTAAAACGGTACATCGAGCAGGTCGGCACGGATGAAAAGGTCAGTGTCCTGCGTGATGGCAAGGAATACAAGTATAGCGAGGTAACGCCCCATGACGAATAAACCTTTGACCCTCGGAAGCCTGTTTGACGGCTCCGGGGGTTTTCCGTTGGGCGGACTGCTTGCCGGTATCACTCCCGTGTGGGCTTCGGAGATCGAGCCGTTTCCCATTCGAGTGACCACCAAGCGCCTGCCTTTTATGAAGCACTACGGGAACATCTCCGCTATGGACGGCGGCAAGATCGAGCCTGTGGATATTATCACCTTTGGCAGCCCGTGCCAGGACATGAGCGTGGCAGGTCGAAGGGGCGGTCTGGACGGTTCCCGTTCCAGCCTTTTCTATGAAGCCGTCCGAATCATCAAAGAAATGAGGTGTGCCACCGATGGCAAATATCCAAGATGGATCTGTTGGGAGAATGTTCCTTATGTGTTGAAGTACATAAGGAACATTATGAGTTGTAAGCAATTATGAAAAG